TTAACGGATAATGAATCTCACGTTGTTGTTATTGCTCTTGATGAAAGATTCAAGCAACTCACGACTAGATTGAATACTTACGAACGCTACATTGAAAATAGTGTTCCTGAAGATAAAGACTATGATGACGTATCTCGTCAGGCTCGAGATATTATCAATCAACTAGCACGTACCGCTATTATTCTTGACAAACTTCGGAAAGGTACAGTCTAATGTCATATCAAGGAAGTCATCGTACCAGAGATAGGGAAGTTCTTAACTATCTTCCTCCACGTACTGCTGAATCATACAAGAAGTATGTTGACGATACTTTGCTTGTGAGGTTGGCTCAGGATCTTTATGAGTTGCATTGTGAGACTGGTATCTCATTGGACAAGTGGGATAGTGCTCGTGCCTTTGTCGAGTTCTATTATGGGCCTATAAGGAATAACAATGCCTGAGTCAGAATTCAATATGTCAGAATTCGAGTTTAAGTCAGAAGATTCTCTTCTTGAATTAGAATTCAATGATGAAGTCATCAAGATTGAAAGTTCTTCTGAAGCATTACATTCGGCTGGATTAGCCTTGGTTAATGCGCGAGCCGCGCGTGATGCTCAAAAGGCATCTATGCAAGAACGTGAAGATTCCATTAAAGCCATTAGCCAAGAGATTGAAGACATAAAGGCTACAATGAAATTGGCTCTTGATGCACTTACGATCAAGCGTGCTGATATTGAATCAGAATTGTGGGACGATCGTATAAAGATGCGACTTCTGGCCGAGGAAGTTTATCGCGCAGAACGATTGCTTAGGCAGGCTCTTGAGAATGAGCAAACCAAGAAACTCTATCAAGATAACTCTCTACGATTCGATGACATTACCAAAGACTTGCATTGGCGTCAGTTTGCTTTTAAGCATCAGGTTGAAGGTGCAAAATTATTGGCAACTGCCAAGCGTGCAATTTGTGGTGATAAGATGGGATTGGGGAAATCTCTTACATCACTGATCTACCTTGATATGTTGGAATCTCAGCGTGCTCTTTATATTGTACCTGATGATACCGTTAGCAATATGGTTAATGAGATTGCTAAGTGGGCACCACACCGCGAGGTAATTCAACTAGGTAAACTTTCTAAAGGTGAACGTGACCTTACCATTAAAGTTGCTGCCTATCTACACTCTTATATCGTCATCGTGAACTATTCAGCATGGCGTAAAGACAAGAATCTCTTGAAGTCTTTGGCTGGAATGAGATTTGATTCATGTGTCATTGATGAAGCACATATGATTAAAACAACTTCGACAGCAGCATACAAGGGCTGTAGGCAAATCATTATGGCAGAAAATTCCTGTCCTGAATGTGGTTCACCTATTGAAGAACAACATCTTCCTTTTACTCCAGAAGATTATCGTATGCGACGCGACTTCACTTCATGTACCTCAGATACATGCACATGGTCTACTAATATGGATCGTGTTAATGATGTTGAACGACCTGAGTATGCCACATGCTCTATTAAGAATGTTCTGCCCATGACGGGTACTGTTATTCTCAACAAGCCTACAGACCTATATGCTTTGCTTAGCCTTGTTGATCCTAAGAACTTCACCAACGTTAATCAATTCGAGCGTGATTACTGTAGACAAGATTACTACAGCAATAAAGTAATCTTCAAAGAAGGTGGCTTGGACGCTCTTATTGCAAAACTTTCTGGTAAATATATCGCACGCGACCGGAAAATGGCTGGCATTACTCTCCCTGAGCAGGAGATTATTAACTACGAACTCGTACTTGATCCTGATGTTTACCCTGGACAGTACAGAGTTGTTAAGCAATTGAGTGAGCGAGCCGCCATTATGCTTAATAATGGTAAGAAGATGAACATTCTTGCAACCATCGCTCTCATTACTCGTAAGAGACAGGCTAATGTTTGGCCTGCTGGTATTACGCTTAAAGATGACGAAGGAAACGTAGTCTTTTCTGTTGGTGATGATGTACGCGAATCAATCAAGATTGATAAGTGTATTGCTCCTAATGGTACAGAAGGTCTTATTCCTGAGGTTACTGCTGATGGTAATATGGAACTAGGTGAGCGTGTAGCAGTATTCTCTCAATTCAAGGGTCCACTTATTGAACTTGAGCGTAGACTTAGAGAAGCTAATATTAGTGTTGTTCGTTTTGATGGTGACACTAGTGATAGTCTTAAGGATGCTGTCAAGAAAGACTTTGATATTACTACTTGTGGACCTAATCCTAAGTGGCAAGTTGTTCTTGCTAACTATAAAACTGGTGGTATGGGACTTAACTTCACTGGTTGTACTCAGATGATTCTTCTTGATTTGGAATGGAATGCCGGAAAGAACGATCAGGCTCTCGGCCGGATTGATAGATTAGGTCAGACTAAGGAAACTTGCGTTCACGTTCTACATATTGATAAGTCTATTGATACTTGGATGCAGGCTCTCATGAATCATAAACGGGATATGGTTGCTGGGTTCGAGCAGACTGCTGTTCTCTCTGATCTTCTTCGTGAAGCACTTAATGGAGATGAGATACTCTAATGGGTACTGAGCGAGGTAGAGAAGTACGTGAAATAATTGATAGGCTACCTTACGTTTTCTCATTAGATCATCCAACATGGTGTGATGGTTGGGTTAAAGAAAATGATAAACGTAAGAAATGTACTAATATGGCTTCATGGAATTTTAGAAAAGGATCTAGTAAAGGTAAAGGTGTTCACAAGTCAGGCTACTTCTGTACCTATCATCTTGTTCAAGTTTTAAAGTACAGTATATATGAGAAGGCTAGAGTACAGAGAGCATATAATAAAGCTAATAAGGTCAAGGAGTCAATCTAATGATTCATATAATTACTGAAAAAGAATGGCATGTTTGGCATGATGATACTCTCGCGCGTGTAGCAAGAGAGAACGCTGTACATATCTCTATAGCAAAACGTATTGAAGGAATACCTTTTTCTGGTATGTGGGTGGGTGACTGTACCTGTGGTAAGGTATGGAAATTTTGGTTCTTTGGTGCAACACTAGGTTATGGACTGGAACATATCCGTAGAGAAATAGCAGGGAGTCTATAATGGCTTATAAACCAGAACCTTATAAAAGTCCTAAGACCTTAGCAAAAGAAGCCCTAGAATTTTTACCAGAAGTAGAAGCTAGACATTTACATGAACAAGCAATTGATGTGGCAATCAATGCAGTTTTTAAATATGCAGAATCTGTAGAAGAACGTTTAAATACTATGCTAGAAGTCAATCACATTTGGGATGGGTCATAATGGCTTATGAGGAAGATAGTACAGGTTTTGAAGATTACGACGAATCAGTATTTGATGGTGAAAAGTCGCCACTAGATGAAGAAGATGAGGAAGATGATTAAACAATTTTTAGCTAATGTTGTTGCTGCTTTTGTAGTAGGTGTAGCATTAATTGCACCTGTTCTTATCTATTACTATCTCTTTGGATATGGAGCGTACACAAGACGATGAGTAGACGAATACCTAGCAAACAAACACCAAGTAAATACAGTGAGAAAAGAAATACTCACCCGCCCTGTAGGGTTTGCGGGATTAATGAGACACGTATGTTTGTACGTATAGTTGATAAGCAACCATGCTTTGTTTGTAGTAAGCATCGAGAAGTTAAATCTAGTGAGGAGTTCAAATGAGTATTATAGTATTACCTGGGGCAGACTTAAAACTAATCTCCTACAGGGATGAAGCTGGTATGTTTGACAGTATACCTTTAGGTTGGCTTATGCATACACCAGTATGTAATGGTCCTTTGTATAATTTCTTCAATGGACTAAAATCTCCTGATCGTAAGTTTACCTCCGGCTGGATCGGTAAAGATGGATATAGCCAGCAGTATACCGAAGTTAATATGAAGTCCTGGGGTAACTCAAAGTTTGGTAATGCTACTTACCGATCTTTCGAGTTTGAGGGTTTTCCTAACGAACCTCTTACTGAAGCACAGATTCAAGTTGCTGCTCTTTGGCATAACTTTCTTCATGATGTGGATGCTTTGGCTAATGCTAATGGTCAAAGAGGTATTGGAATTCATAGTATGGTTGTTGCTACTGCTTGCCCAGGAACATTACGAGCCAATCAGCGTACAGCAATTCTTGATAGAGCTGCACTATTAGATACCAGTAAGCCTTTACCAATAATTACTAAGCCTAAGCCTCCTGTAGTAGTTCCTATTAAACCAGTAGTAGTTCCTAAGATTGTACTTGGAAAGTTCCCATTACCTAGCGGTCATTGTTTTGGTCCACGATCCGGTCCTGTATGGCAACACTCAGGATATGCTAATGGTGGAGATAAAGCTGGTATGTTTGTTTGGCAACGAGCCATGAAAGTAAGAGGTTGGAACATTACTGTAGATGGATATTACGGATCACAGACTGAACATATTGCTAGGCAATTCCAGAGTGAAAAACGTTTGACAGTCGATGGACTGATTGGCGTAGGGACTTGGGATCGGACGAAAATCTGGCCCTAATGTAAGGGTCAAACACGGTGCAGGTGTGCTACCATAGAGGTATCGGACATGCACCGCTAGTAGGCTCAGAGCCTCGCGGTCAGATGGTGGGCCGGTGAGGTTATTACAACTCACCGGCTCCCAGGCTTTCTAAGGAAATTCGATAAATGATTACATTAATTGGTCGTCCAGTATCACCATGTTTAGCTTGCGCTAACGGTTTCTATATGGAATGTCTTACTCCTATGGATGGAGATATTCCTTGTGGTACTGTAGTTAAAATTACTTATACTGTCGATGATGAAAGAGCGGGGTTACGTGATCGTGGTGGACAAATTAAGACTCCAGATGCTATCACTGATGTGCAGTCTACAGGACGTAAAAGAGCCGCTCTTTTATTCCCGATCGAAGAAGGGGAAATGTGCGAATGGGCTGGATTACTTAACGCGGGTGGTGGAGTCACTTCTATTATCGGATGCGTCGATAATGTGGCAACCGCAATCCATCACGGACCTGACAAAAATACCCTTAATAACAAACGAGAGAATGTCCACAAAATATGTGCTTTTTGTCACAACTACTGGCACGCGCAGAACGATCAATATTATGGAAGTAGACCTGTAGGAACAGAGCCATTCATTCCATTAGATGGTCACGACTGGAAATTACATGACTCTGAAACGAAAGCAACTAACGAACAACTAGTTGAAAATATGTTAAAACGATCCGTTCGCAAGAGCAGAAGGTAGAAGATATAATGGGAGATTTTCCTGTAGGATCAGAACAAAGTGTTTTTTCCGCTGCTATAGTTGACCAACTTAATAAAATCTTTAATGAGCATTGGGACGTTAATGATATTGTAGGTGCTCTTAACGGTGCAGAGCTTATCGTTAATACTATGGCACATGATTTAACTAATGGTGTTGAAGCTGCACAATTACGTGTGACTGCACTACAGATTGCTACAACTTTAACTAGTTCTTCAAATGGTACTGCTACCTCATTGGTAGCTAATGCAAGTGCTATTGAGAATTACGTTAAGAATGGAGCAAGTAAACCATAACGCCTTGACACCCTAGTTTCAATCTGCTACAATTATAGCATAGGCAAGAAAACCATGACGAAAGTCCTCTGGCCTTGTCGGTTAATGTTAGTCTCACACGGAGCACATTCTCTCTAACCGCGGTGGTTGGGTTCCTAAACCTGAGAGAGTAAGGGTTCGATCCCCTTCTAACATACGTAGTTAAAAGTCATTACAACAGAAGGACAAGTCATGGGTAAGCTTATAGTCTCACATTCTGAGGTTGACCAATACCTTAGCTGTGAAAGAAAGCATTATTATGCTTTTGGTAAAGGACTTCAATCAAACCATCAGTCTGAATCCTTGACAAGAGGAACACTCGGACACGAAGTTCTTGAAGTTTACTATAAGAGTATACAGCAAGGTATTTCCCCAGATGATTCTGCCATGAATGCTTTGGATCACTTCCAAGTATTCATAGGTAAATATGATCTGGGGCTTCTTGCTGATTTGCAGAATTTGTTATTGCGTTATTTCGCAGTTGCCCCTGCTTGGGATGAGACGTATGAGATTCTTCACGTTGAAGATGAATTCCGTTTAGATATCTCTGAGGATATTCAGTATCCTTATAAGCCAGACCTCATCGTACAAGATAGACTTACTAGTAGAATTTTTGTTCTCGACCACAAGTTTATTTACAACTTCTACACGGTCGATGATATGAAGATCAGTCCACAACTTCCTAAGTACATCGGTGCTCTACGGGCAAATGGAATAAAGGTTCATGGTGGACTTTATAATATGCTTCGTTGGCGTAAAGTGAAGTCTACAGAAGTTCATGATAACTTTCGTCGTGAAGGTGTGCCAATCAATAACAATCGTATTGCTATTACGTTCCAAGAGCAAGTTACAGCTATGGAACAAATTGGTAAACTTAAAAAGATGGATCGTCCTACTTGGGAAAAGCATGTATTGCGGACCGCTAGTTCCTTCAATTGTAAAAACTGTGCCTTTCATGAACTCTGTACTCTTGATCTTACTGGTGAAGATACTACAATGGCAGAGAAATACTCCTATGAAAAAAATACGTACGGCTACTTAGAGAAAGCGAGTGAATAATGTCTACTTGGAAAGAAGAACGAGATAAAAGTCTTTCTAAAAAAACTGAAGAAGCACATGTTCTCGTAGGTAAAAAGATCCAGTCTGCTTTAGTTACTTATCACAATGAGGAATGTGATGGAGAGAATGTTCTTCGTCTTGTATTTACTGACAATACTACCATAGATATTGTTGGCGACTATGGGGGCTATTCAGGTCGATCTTGTGATGAATACGTTGAGTTTATTGGGCTTAGTGAATTAAGGAAGGTAGAGTAATGCGTTGGAACTATACTCTACTCACAAGTAGTTTCTACTATCAAAGAATACCAACGACGTGTAGAAGTTATTACGAATCACATTGCAATTGCAATAGATGAACTGGAAATCTGAGGTAGCCATGCCAATGAACAAAGAAGATATAGTCCGAAGTATCATGAGCGACTATGATATGGATGAAGAAAAAGATGTTCGTCGTGCTGTAGGTGCTTTTATAGATGATGGTATTGACTTCAATGATGGTTCAGTAGAAGTTAGCGACATTGCTGAATACGTTGTCAATACTGGAAAATACTGGAAGAAAGAGGAATAGACATAATGCAACAGTCACTAGTCGATGGTCTACTAGAGTCAATGCAGAATCTAGAGGAAAGCTCTCCATACTTTAAAGGACTTATCTATGGTGAAAGTGGAGTTGGTAAAACGATACTGGCCTTCAAGATCGCTCAGGCCATTACACCAAAAGACAAATCCATCGCTTACATTGATACAGTCGAGGGATGGGTTTCTGCACTTAATCACAAAGACGAACATCTACTTAATAGATGCAAAAGATTCAAGTATCAAGGGCTATCGCAGATCGCGGCTTTGGTCGAGGCTATTGATACAGGAGTCGAACCATTTAATAACATAGGTTGTTTAATTGTTGATGAGGCTAGTACAGTATCACGTCTTGATCTTGACGTAGCTCTTAAAGCAAGAGCAAGAACTACCCAAGATAAAGACGTTGACTCCCCTACTTGGCCTGATATGAATATCAACACTCACCGTATGCGTCTCAATATGCTTGATCTGTTGGCGCAGGATTTCCATGTAATTCTCACAGCACATATTCGTGAAGATCAAGATAAACGTACTGGTAAAACTTACACCCGACCGGATTTTATGCCACAGATTTCTAAGTCTATTAGGGAGATGGTTCACCTTGTCGGACATATGACAGGGAACATCTCAGCAACAGAAGAAGGAGAAGTTAAATACGATAGAAGTATCCAAGTATATCCTACAGACCATATCGTAGCTAAAACTCGTGTTGGTGGTATGGGATTAGATGCAACATCAGAACAACTCGTTACTGCTATTTCAGAATGGATACAAGGAAAACGTGAAACTCTGGATAGTAACGAGCCACTTGCGGACAAGGACACACTTGTTCCAGATGCAGAAGATCAAGTCACAGAAAACGATCTTGAACCTATCGGGATCGTCGTTGAATAAGGAGAATAAGTCATGACAAGTCCTACAGGAAATATCTTCGGTGATCTGGATATCGCCAATGCTGAAGATAACCCGTTTGCAATCCCAGATAACAAGTACGAAGCATATGTTACAGGTACCAAGGTTGGACTCACAAAGAAAGAGGACAAACTCGGTCTCACTGTTGAATACACTATTGATGGTGGGGATCATAACGGCAAGAAGGTTTCTGAGTTTAAGCATGTTCCTCGTAAGTCTGATGATATGGAACCTGCTGATCGTGCGCGAGCTGCGAGTTTCTTGAAACAGCGACTTACTTCTCTCGGTGTTCCTGATACCAAAATGAATGAACTTGATCCTGATGATCTTATCGGTATTCCAGTTGTGATCGAAGTTCTCACGAAGGATGGTTACACCAATATCCGAAGCGTTGAGGTTCGCAAGGCTAACGCTTTTAATCGCTAAATTTCTGCTTCTGCTTACGGTATTTAATACCATCCGTTGCGGGTAAGCAGAATCAGAATAAGGTGCTACGTGTTTTAAGACGTACAGGCTGGTTCGAAAACGTTAAAGTCAGCCCACCTTTAAGTCCTAGTATCCCAATTGGCAGAGGAAAGCGACTTAAAATCGCTACAGTGTGGGTTCGAGTCCCACCTAGGGCACAAACTAAAACAAAGGAGAATAATGGGAAATGATAGAGGATATGGAAGTGGTCAGCCTCAATTAGATATTGAGACTAAAGGTTATGAATTTCGTTATAAGTACAACCTTCCTTCTGATTTCAGAGAGAGGGTATGTACTTGTGAAAAACACAAAATAAAAGACTATAGTTGGCGTTGTTGGAATTGTGGCAAACCACCAGTACATCTTCTACATATTTGTGTTGACTGTGGTTCAATATTTATTAGAGATTTTAGTTTTCCTTGGTTCTGTAGTGTTTGTCCTACATGCTATGACTGTAGTAAAAACATTGCAGCTCCATGTTTACAACACGGAATGTTACCTTTGTGGAGAGAAACTTATTCTATAGAGAATGGAGCGCCACTAGGAGAACCATTAGGACTTAACCCTAGAGAAATAACTGATGAAGAACGTGCTGCAATTGAAGCTGACTTTGCTTTCTAGGAGTAGTGATGACTAGTACAATTGAATTGCCTTCTGGTCACATCGTACTACTAGATGATGAAGATTGGGATTGGATAGCTTCTTTTAATTGGTGTGTATATAATGTCAAAGATAAAGTTCAATATGCAGCAAGAACTCAAAAATTAGATCATAAAAGAACAACAATAGCAATGCATAATCAGATAATGAACCATACAGCCAGTTATTTTATTATAGTAGATCATAAAAACAATAATGGACTTGATAATCGTAGATGTAATCTTGAAATAGTGACACAATCTATAAACATAAGGAGAGGATATGACCGTCGAATCAAACGGGGATAGCTCTCCAAAAGAGGGTTTAAATACTTTTTTTATGAGTATATGGGGAGACACTACTGGATGGGCATATCTTCCTACAAGGGATCAAAAATCCGATACATGGGTTAAGATGTTTTTTTCTTGGCCCAAACAAAAAGAACATATTATTGATCATGTTCTTATTTCTACAGCTAAAGGTCTTGATAGTTACTTTGCACCCGCTCTGTTCAAGGAACCAACTAGACCTATAAAGGACAATATAAAAGGTAGTAATGTCCTATGGGCAGAATTTGACGGAAATGCCCCTGACAAGTGGACCCCCAGAACCGACCAAGCCCCTGAGCAGCCTGGTGTAGACGTTATACCCATGCCTAGCGTAAGAGTACAGTCAAGTGTAGATGGACACGAGCACGTTTATTGGAAGTTAGAGGAGTTCTCCAATGATATTGAATTCATCGAAGGAAGCAATCGGTCTATTGCTTACACGTTGCGGGCAGATACTTCTGGCTGGGACATTAATCAAATACTCCGTCCTCCATATACTACTAACTATAAGCATGATCTTCCTGTTACTCTTATCTCAAACGATAGCAACTGTTATAACAGATCATCGTTTCTACAACTCAAACCAGCACTCCAATTAGTCACTGAGGCTATTGATACTGAACATCTACCCGAGGTTCAATGGTTAGTTGCTAAGTATAAGTGGGATGAAGAACACTTTAAACTTTTCATGGATAGCAATATTGAAGAAGGTAAGCGTTCCCATGCTTTAATGCGTTTAGGTTATTATTGTGCAGAACAAGGCATGGATGATGCAGAAGCTTATAGTATCCTTAGTAATGCTGCTAGTCGTTGGGGTAAGTTTACTGGCCGACTGGATCGGCACAAGCGTCTCATTGATATTGTTAATCGTGCAAGACAGAAACATCCTGTAGCTTTAGATACACTCACTTTTAAAGGTATTCTGGGAGATAGCGTAACCGGCGGGCAAATAGTCTTTGGTATGCAAGAATTTCTTGATAGTGAAATTGAAGTAGAGTGGGTGATTGATGGGTTCATTGAAAAAGGTGGTATGGGAATGGTCTCATCTGCTCCAGGTGTAGGAAAAACCCAAGCATCTATTCAATTAGGCATTGCTTGTGCATTAGGTAAACCATTTCTTAGTTGGAATGTACCTAAACCTATGAAAATTCTTATGTTTTCTTTAGAAATGGGACACGTTGGATTAAAGATGCTTTTTGAAGTAATTACGGCAGACTTTTCTGCTGAAGATAAAGCAACTTTAAATCAAAACTTTAAGATTATTCCATTAGGTCAATCACTTCCAATTGACAGACCCGACAGCCGAATGTTCATAGAATTGATGATAGATGAACAGAAACCTGATGGTATTATCTTCGATGCTTTGAATAAACTTTTAACTGGAGAATTGAAGGAAGAGACGGCCCGCAAGGTTAATGATTACATGGGGCTATTGAGAGCGAAGTTTGGTTGTATTGTTTGGATGATTCACCACAATATTAAAGCAAGTGCTGATAATAAGAAACCCAATAAGTTAGAAGATGTATTTGGCAGTACATTCATAACAGCAGATATGACTACAGTAATAACTTTATGGGAGAATAAAGATGGGACGCTAGAACTTAATCAAGTTAAAGCAAGATTCACAGCTAAACATAAACCTATAAAACTAAGACGAGATGAACACTTAAAATTCTATGATACAGGCGAAGATGTAGTAGAGAACTTAACTAGTAGAGGAAAGAAAGGAGATGATCCTGATGACCTTGGCGGCCCATTTGGATTTGAACGAAATGCTTGAACTCATTGAAATGCACAATACTCCTGATGGTTGGATAGCTTTAGATACTGAGTCTAACTATAGCTATAAAGAAAATGAAAGACGAGATATTCGAGATGGAACCGGATGGGGAATTGGTATTTCTATTGCGGGACGGATTACCGATTCTATGGTGGTGTCAGGTTACGCTCCTTTCAGACACCAACGAGGAACTAATCTGGATATTTCCCTTCGCCTTAAGTTAAAGGAAGCCATTGAAACTTTTCAGGGATGGATCATATTTCATAACGCCAAATTTGATCTTGTCAGTCTTCGTACTATGGGTATTAATTATACTGGCAAGTTTTATTGTACTCTTGTTATGGCTCATATTTTAAATGAAAACTTTCCTTATGCTAAAGACCTTACTTCATGTGTAAAAGCATATGTTGATAAACTTGATAGTAAAAAGGATACAGATGAATTTAAGATGCTTGTTAAGTTGCTTGGTTGGGATGGTGTACCAGCAGATGAAATGGTAGATTATGCTGCATATGATCCTGACCTTACTTTACGTTTACTTGAAAGAATTAAACCTCTCTTTGATAAAGAAGTACCTGCTGAGTATTGGGAACATAAACAAGACTTTATACGTTGCATTATTGCTATGGAAGGTCGCGGTGTAGAAGTTGACCAGACCTTATGTAAACGTATGAGTGCAATAGGTAGATTACAGATGGAGGAAACTGAACAAGAACTTGGATATAATCTTGCTTCATCCAAGGATCTTGAAAAATTACTTATAAATGATCTACATTTGCCAGTAGTCCGTAGAGGTAAGTCAGGTCGTCCTTCTTTTGACAAGGAGATAATGGCAGAGTATGAACAAATCTTGGAAAATAGAGACGGCGACGAAACGGCGAATACTGTCCTTACATACAGAGGATGGGCAAAAGCAGCTTCAACGAATTATGAACCTTACGTATCACTCTTATCTCCTGATGGAAGGTTACGTCCAAATTATAAGTTACATGGGACTAAAACTGGTAGGCTATCGTGTGAAAAGCCTAACCTTCAAAACATTCCTAAGATAAGTGATAAACCTTGGAATGGTAAGATGAAAGCTGCCTTTACTGCTAAGGAAGGTTTCAAGTTGTGGGAAGCTGATTATATGCAACTTGAATTCCGTATTGGTGCTGCATATGGTCAACAGAAGAATCTTCTTGATATCTTTAATGAGGTACCTAATCGTGATATCTTTGAAGAAATGTCTAAAGATATGGGCGAAAATAGGTATGATACAAAGCAGATTACATACACTATTCAATTCGGTGCTGGTGGACCTAAGATTGGTTGGAGACTAGGACGTACAGCAGAAGAAGGAACGAGACTTAAAGATAAGTGGTATGCTAACTATCCAGGGATTAAGAAAGTCTCCGACAGGGCGGCAAGCGTAGTGCGACGTAAAGGTAAAGTACAGCTTTGGTCACAACGTTATCGTCATTTCATGTATCCTGAGGATGAATCGTTTAAGGCATTCAATAGTGTCTGTCAAGGCGGTGCGGCTGATCTTGTCAATTATGCAATGGTACGTTTATTCAAGACTGTAGATAATGAAGAAGAATGTAGGATGCTACTTCAAGTTCACGACTCGGTTGTATTCGAGATTAAAGAAGGACTTGAAGACAAATATCTTCCAATGATTAAAGAAGCTATGGAGAATGACAACCCTGATTTTGGTGTAAGGTTCCCTATTTCAATACATATTTGGGGCGAAGACTAATGGGCAAGTATAGATACTTTGGAAATAGTAAACGTGCATATGAACTTAAATTATGTGCTTACTGTAATGATGAAGTATTTATGCCTAAAGAACAAATATATTGTTCTATTTCTTGTGCTAGATTTGTAGAAAATAATATGTATAAAGGTGGTCTTACTTTTAAAGGAACTATAGAAGAATATAAAGCATTTCATTATTTAGTTAAAAAAACTAGAGGAAAAGCAGTTAGTTGTGTGAATAGATGTAAGTCAAGTAGATATCATTGGGCAAATTTGTCAGAACACTATGAAGATGCTAATGACTACATTAATATGTGTCCTTCTTGCCACCATAGATTTGATAAATATCGTGTAGCAGTTTTATGGGGTGAGTAATGAAACTGTACTGTGATACTTGTGTAAAGAGAGTAAGAAAAACTAGTAACATTAAATGCCCTTATTGTGATGGGTATATACGTCAAAATACTAAATTAAATGAAGAGATAGTATGGATTAAGAAAGGTTTGATATGGGTACAGAAAAAGTAGAAGACGACAAGTGTATACATGGACTTAACTCACAATGGTGTGCTATTTGTCTTAAGCAAGATGAGCCAGAAAAACCTCTTATCTTTAAGGGTATATTAGATAAGGAAGTAAAGAAATGATACCATCCTTATTAGCCATTGATCCAGGAATGATGCTAGGATGGGCTATGTTCAATGAAGGAGAGGTTACTAATCTTGGTCAGATACATTTCAAAGATTTTACGCAATGGCTTGAAGATCAACCTCGAATGGATTTAATAATAGTTGAGGACTTTAGATTATTCAAACATAAAGCTCTCCAACAATCAGGATCACGTCTAGAGACTGTGAAGTGCATCGGTATCATTGAATCTTATGCTACACGTAATAAGGTGAATGTAGTCCTACAATCATCTAATATTCTGCCTATCGCCGAAAAGTGGACAGGGCAGAAACGTCCATCAAAGCATGAGGTAGGTCACAAAATCTGTGCTTATCTTCACGGTGAATATTATCTTATCAAGAACAACTTTAAGGAAGTGCAATTCTAATGAAATGTCAAGAAGAATTAAATAAAGACAAAAGAGCAGCCTTACAAGCAGCAGCAACTTATTGCGGTAATCGAGCAACTACACAAGAAGTAATGTTTAATATAGCAAATAGAATGTATGCATGGTTAAATCCTGTAACAATTTCTAAAGAACAACTTGGTATTCAAGATACTTCTAAAGATGGTTCACGATCTTATGGAAGTGATTTTCAATGAGAGAAAAATTAAAGCAAGAACGTAACCTTGAGAAGATCAAGGCACTCCTGCTTAAGCATGGTATTGAACATGAAATTATTGAGGAAGCTATATCAGAGGCTCCCACATTTCAAGATGCAATCTCCCGACAGGGAGAGGCAGTCCTATTGTTCTTAGAAGAACCTGCTAAATTTACTGCTAAACTCTGTAAACGATGTGGTGAGCCTTTTAGCACTAATTATCGTTACGTTGCTTACTGTACTGATATCTGTAGAGCAAAAGAAATCAGTAGTCAAACAGGAGTTAGTTGGGATTGGATGAAGTCAGAAAATGAGCGATGGGGCTTTAAAGAACCCCCGCTAGTTATTCCCCCACAAGCTTTTAAGAACCTACAGAAATATGTAACTGTACTTCAATCTCGAAATCTAATAGAAACTGAACCGACACAACCTCAACCAATTCTACCTGATCCTCTGTCGGAAGCAGAACTCCATAAAATACTGGATAACTCTCCAACCATCCCTCAACCTCAGCCTGTTCAGTTAAAACCTGCTTATACTCTTTCAGAAACGGATGATTTCTTTGGCCCTTACTAGAATTCCCCCATACACCTTCTACATTATGGACTAAGGCCCAATCAAAACATTCTTTACATACGGGACAATTTCCACATATCTTTTCATACGGTTGAATTAAAGCAGGTCTGCCAGGTTTCACATCAAAAAATATTTTGTCAGCTTCTTCGGGACTCATATCTTTGCACGCAGCAAAAAATGCCCACTTATCCCGCTGCCGTGAAGCCATATAGCAAGGATAAGGCGTCTAGTATACCCTGTCAAGGGACTATAACTAGACGCCTTATTTGTATATTATGAACCTACTGGTGGATCAAACGTAGGAGTAGGCTTGGGACCATTCTCTAACTTCCAGACAGAGTATGTACCAGCTAATCCAACTAGTAAAGTAACTACTGGAAGATATTTAACAGGTACCCAACTTGGAATTGTAGCTGTAGTAAGTGTACTCAACCAAAGAACAGTGAAGGCAATCCCTGCTCCTACTGTTTTCTTAGCCCATGCTAAATATGCTTTCATTATGGACTCCTTAAACCTAAGTAAAGCGAGATAGCAATAACAACTATATTAAAACCTACTGATGTAACACCAAACACTACAGCAGCAGCAATACCAACCCATAAACCTACATTACTAGATTTAGCCATAATATCAGTTTTAGTTTCTGCTTCTTGTCGTGAACCTCCTGCAATTGTCCACTGTGACTGTCTTAGTTCATCAATACTTTTACGAATAGGATCAGTCTCAGCTTTAAGTGCAACGTTAGCAGCTGTGGCTGTATCTGTTACTTGACTAGCGAGTGTTGATGCTCGGGTTTCAGCGGCTGCATTAGCAATAACTACATTGGCGGCATCTACAGCGCGAATAGCATCAATACGTTTTGATTCTGCTCCATTGATTTTTTTAATAAACGACTTGAAATCTTTGAGTTCACTTCGGAGGGATTTAACTTCGAGTTTGACCTCATTTCTGAGTGCCTTATGTGCCATACCTCTTAAGTCATCTTGGCGTTTTTCTGATTCTTTAATTGTATGTCGGACATTTCTAGTTGGATCAATGAGTCTAAAGTTTTTCACATCATTAGAATCTTCTTTATTAGGCATGTTATAGCCCCATCTTATTCAGTATGTCTTGAATGTAACTACTGACAGATGGGTTTCCACCAGCCTGTCCATTAGTACCAGCTGCACCACTATTAGCATATTTCTGAGCCGCACTAGGTCCAGCATACCACGCTACAGCAGCACCCGCTGGTCCATACTTAGTATAGTACCCCTGTAGAAACTTACTAGCAACCTTTTCTTGTAATTGTGGACTAGCAATAAACTGTGCAGGAGTAACATCATATCCTAAAGCTTGATAATCCCAACCAGTTTTGTTGCCTGCAATATTAGCAGGCATAATCTGGTATTTACCCATAGCACCAGAGCCTTTATTTACAGCTCCGTAATTTCCACTTGACTCTTGTTGACCAATAGCATTTTTAAATGCTTCAAAAGAATTACCAGCACCACTACTAGATCGAGTAGCAGTATTTCCAGCATTTTGCATACTTTGCATATTCTGTGTACCTTGATTAACACCTTCGGTTGCTAAGTTTTGAAGCTTTAAGTTGATAGCAGCCTGTCGTGCTTGTTTCTGTCTCTGTACTTTATCATCTACAAATTGATTTTGTTGCTGACCCATATCATCAATAATACTTAGACGTCGTTGAAGTGTGGCAGGATCATTGGCAGATTCATATACTGTTCTACCATAGAAATCTACAGCCATGACGTCTCCTAACCAATCTTCAAAGAGATACCCATAATTCCAGATTCATTGGAATTAATAGCCCTTGTTCTTACTGTAGTACCTGCATGTGCGGCTTCCCAAATTTGTCCATTACCAGCATAAATAGCAATATGGTGTGCAGTAGCAGGTGAACTTCCCCAAGCTACTAAGTCTCCAGGCTTAAGATTATTGATAGACGTTCTCACACCTTGCGTAGCTTGCTGTTGGGAAACTCTTTGCATATTAATACCCATTTTACCATATACATACTGTACTAATCCAGAACAGTCAAAACCTTTAGTGGATTCTCCACCCCATTTATATGGAGTGCCTTTCATCGTACTAGCCATGTTGACTAATCTACTTCTAACATCAGAACCTCCACCACCATTTACTAGTGATGAAGAAAAACTTTGATTTCCTTGATTTGCTTGATTTGCTTGTGCTAGTCTGTAATCATTTTGTGCTTTAAGTAATTGAACATTTTGAGCTTTTTGTTGAGCAATTCCTACAGCCTGAGCATTTGCAGCATTTTGTTGATTACCCATCTGATCGACAATATTAGTACGTCGATCAATAGCAGCATTAGGATCAAAGGTAGGAGTAGGTTGTGCGTAATCTGTACCTTCATTTTTACGTGCAAGAATATCTTGAATGTTCCAAGGAGCAGGTGCAATTCCTTGTTGACTTTTAAGTTTAATTCCCCAAGTATCTGAATTAACAGGCATTATCCACCTGCCCTATACGCTTGAGCAGCAGCATCTCTAGCAGCAAACTGACCCTGTTTGATATATGAAGGTTTACTCATATCAGTAACACCCGCACCAAGATTCTTATTAAGAAGTTGCTGCAACCATACAGGTACAGTAGGTACATAATTTTCATTGGATTTTGCAACACTAAGCGGTTGTGTAAATCCACTACTTAATGATCTACCTGTGATCTTATCAATGAAACCTGCAAATGGTAGTTGACTGTCTACATACTCGCTCTTATCCTTAATCTTAGAGCCAGTACCCATACTGTTTCCAGAAGCCATTTCATAAGGTACTCTAGCTAATGGGTTAGTTGAACCCATGATAGTTCTTAATGTACCAAGAGGATTAGTACCGTATTGATCCATTACATCAGAAGCAGGAATACCAGGTTTTGATTGCCAATAATTTCCAGGACTTCCTGCCATTACACCCTGAGTACCATCTTCCATCCAAGAGGGAAATAGTTGGTCTGTAGGAAATTGGTCACCAAAGCTTTTAAGGTCGATACCTTGAGATTCTGCAAGATTATACGTAGCTTTTGGATACATCATAAAACGACCGGGCCGTTGTACCATACCAGTAGCCACAAGTGGAATAGCCTTACGAATCCAAGAATAGAACAAAATGCTACGACGCATAACCTGACGTTCCATTTGTGACAAGTCAGAACCGTCAGGGTGTACTTTTCTTACCCTAGCACCAGCTTTTTCTGCTGCCATTCTAAGTGCTTCTTCTAGTGTCTTAGAACTATTAAGTGGTGCTTGTGTCATAGCCCAATTAAAGTGAGATGCTCTAACCCAGTGATCTCTATACTCTGATACCCCAGCAGCAACTTTTTGTACATTTCCTTTTAAAGGACTTCTAGTTCGTAACTTTGTAGTAACATCTCCTGCTGCTCTAGCATCAATATTAAGGTCTTCAAGAACACTATAACTAGGATATAGTCCTACATTATATCCTAGATCATATTCTTGTGCAGGAGACAATTTAATTTCTTTGCCTCTGTGTATTACTGTTAGAACAGACTTATTCATATCAGTAACACCCGCAGCCTTAGCCGCTGCAATAGCATCAAATCCTTGATGTGCTGCATTACGAGTTGCTAATACAACATGCCCTCTAGTATAGTATTTTGGATTAGACATTCCATCCATAGCTGATAGCCAAACATCACCAGTCATATTGCGTACGTGGTGACCTAAGTTATAGATAGTTAGTCCAGCTTTATATGAGTGAAGTGCAGAGTCAAGAGTACGAAGAAACTTATTATTAGTAGCAGGCTTAGCAAATTCTTCTAATGTCTTATCAATAAGGTGCATCTGCTGTGCAACATCTTTAGGATAATACATTGAAGTATCAATTAGTTGAGCAATACGTGAACGACCACCAGTATTGAGAACTTTAACTAAACCTGGCTTCCAAACTTTCTCACCAAAGTTCATGGTAAAAGAAGCACCAAGAATTTTATCTGCAATAACAGCCTGAGCAGCAGCATGTACTTTAGAAGCTAATTCTAATGGATCTTTAACGTCCCACTTTTTCCATGAGTTAGCAACATCAGCATAATCTAAAGGAAATTGTTTAGGATTAACACCATAATGCTCAAACTTGGCCTGTAGGTCTTTACCACTAATACCATTACGGCCTACAAAACCAAACTTATCGTGAGTATCTCCTAACACCTGATTCCAGAGTTTTGCAAGGTCATCTGTAATTTGAGACATTGCAGGATCAGTAACAGTCTCACCTTTTTGAAGATACCTAAAAGCTTCTACTTGTTGTTCAATAGTAGACTGTTTAGCAAATTTACTTAATTGAGCAGTATATAACATAGCATCACGTTGAGCAAGGTTACGATAACCTAACAACAAAGGACGTAATTGTTCATTACCCATATGAGGAAAAAACGCTCTGGATGCTGCTACATAGTTTGCAAATTCTGCTCTCATACCTAAATCAGTAGTAGCAAAACCTGCATCTTTCATTACTTGAGCAGCTTCTTCATCTGCTGCTCTAAACATTTCAGTAGCAATAGTAGCTTTATCTGAAGCTAAAGATTCTCTCCATCCAGTACGTTCTCTTACTTTACTTAATGGATTAGTTAGTGCAGCATATTTATCAGCAGCTTTTGCTGCTACAGCAATCCCAGGACCATCAGCAATTGTTGCCATACGAATTTCAAGTTGAATCTTAGCTAAGTCCTTAGCATCAGCAGAAATTACTTCTCCTGCTCCTACAGCGGCTTCATCAATGAGTTTTGCAGGATTATTGAATACTCCAATAATGTCACTAGGCATTGCTTTGTCATCAAGAATAACTTTAGCAAATTGTTGCATAGCAGCGTCAGTAAGTTTCTGAGCGTGAGCACCTACCTCTACTAATGCTTCTGCCGAATTTCTAGTAAGAGCCTGCATAATATTAACAGAAGATGCTTTAAACATGTCTATTACAAATTGATCTATTGACGCTTTAACCTTCGGATTACTAAACTTCTTCATAGAAGCATAGTTACTAAACTGCGGGCCGCCTCTAGCAGTTTCTACCTTTAAATTACGTGGAGCATGAAGAATCTTAGAAACAGCAGCATCAAACTGTGTTGGAAGAATTTCCTCTTTAGTAAGTCTGACTAACTGTTGAGTGATTCTTCCAAACTGACTAACATCAATAGCACTTGCTTTATTAAAGAAGTAATGCTGTACAAACTGCTTAGGCAACGCTGAGAAGATATCATGTAAACTAAGTGGTAATCCTTTTTCACCATAACCTAGAATAATAGGAAGTCCACTTTGACGTAGCATCTGCTCTGAAGCATGAAGCATTGGCATATATGTATCGTAAAGAGCAATTTCTCTAGCAGGTCCAGCAAGCTTTGGAGGAATCAACTTAATGGCCTCATTAAGAAGGTCTTTACCAATAGTGTACTGTGATCCCATATTCATCGAAGGGTGTTTTGCATCACCTAAACCTAGAGTTTCTGAAGTACGAGGTACGTTTTTATCAGTACGGAAAGGCCAACCTTTAGGCTTTGAAATCTGACTTTCAGTGCCACGTTGCATAACACGTTGTACTGCTTCATGCTGTGCAGAACTAAGTACAATCTTAGTCTTACTAAATACTGAAGTATCTCCATGACGAAGTACACCTATAGCAAGATCCTTAGCTGAAATAACACGTTGCTTTGCCATATCTGCTACAGGGTTGTCTACTAGACTGTTTAGACGCTGTGCGAAATGCTCCTTAACAGCATCTTGTGTAGTCTTGAGATTTTCTGGTGTAAATCTAGGATCGCCTGGCTTTGCTTGCTTTTCAAGAATCTTAGTAATTCTACGTGCAGCAACTTCTTGTCCTTTAATACCTCTACCTTTAACACCAGTGGCAGTAATAATCTTTTGAAGTGCTTCTTGAAACGCTGGGTCTTTAGGATTAACAGCGCCACTATCAATTGCACCTTGAATATCAGAGAATCCTTTAATCTTACCAGTTTCAGTAGCAGCCGCTCTAGCCAATTTAATGTCTGCAATACGCTGTGCAGCGGACTCTGGACTTCTAGCTTTAAAGATTGTTTGTACTTCATCTGTAGTAAGATGAAGATGTTTAGAACGCCAAATTGCTACTTCCCCAGGGGTTAATCTTCTCAGTGTAGCGGCCTCAGTAGCGGGTACAGCAGCCTGCTCAGCAGCCTTACCCCCTTTTGCGGCTCCCTTTGTACCCTGCGAAACCGCCTTAGCAGCGACTTCAGCCTCGAAAGAACTTATCGTTGAAGAAGTCTTTGCTAAAGTAGCTTTGTGAGCATCCTTTACAAACTTATCAAGGGAAATAGCCCTACCTGTATCGTTGGCACCTAGCCTGATAGTATATCCAGAATCATCAGCAAGTTTACCAGCCTTTATAAGTCCAGTAAGACGTTCTTTAGATATACTAATTCTGCCACCTTTAGCACCAATGGCAGGCTTTTTACCTGTAGCTTCAAAAAGGAAAGTATGATCTTTTCCACCTAATACTGGTGCTAAAATTTCATCAATACTAGTAGTTTTTCCTACAGGCGCAGTTACTTTAGGTGTTACAATTTTAGGGGCTTTTACTTTAGGAGTCTCGACTGCTTTATAGATAGGGTCAATGTTAATACCTTTAGGATGAACTTTAGTAGGAAGATCATTAAAACCCTTACTAACGGTATTAAGTACAGCATGATCAACTAATTCACTCGCTGAAAGAGTAGGTGCAGACAATGGAATTTCAGGGTAACTATGAGTAATATTATAAGGAGTAACCTTGAGAGGTTGCTTCTGTTCGCGGGCCGCCAATGTTGATAAATGGTCGGTAAATTTTGTGGCAGCAGCATCAGAAGTATAGGCTTTTCCTGTAGTAGCAAGGTCTTTTTTAATCAAACTTGCAGGAGTAAGAACTTGTGGTTTAGGTTCTGGAATTGCTGCAACTGTAGTGTTTGTAGCCCTAGCAAGTTTAGGGGCAACTCCTGATCCTACACCAGCTTTTCCTGCTAATTTAAATCCACCTTTCCATAAAGCTTTAACAGCCCCAGGACCAACATAAGTAAGAGGGTCTCCCATTACATCAGAACCCATACCTGCAACAAACTTTAATGCAGGATTAAGTCCTTCCCATCCTGGAATATGCTTAGCATATGTATCTTGCCAAGTACCACGATCAGCACCACTAAGTCCACCAGCTAATCCTGAACCTATACCACCTAAAGTTCTTGTAAAAGGATTTGTGTCTTTAGAATTAAGTATATGTTCAGCAATAGAAGGACCAGCGTAAAATGGTCTTTCAATAAAATTCAAAGAAGCTTTAGCAGCGGACCATGCTCCACTACCAATATTGCCAGGACTTAGATCAACACCACTACTTTTATTTCCAGAAAGTTTATTATAGTCATACTGTCCTGTATTTTTAGAGATTATATTTCGTGCAATTTCTAAAGGAGATTGATAAATGGTCGCAGCAGCATTGTTCTTAGCAGTAAGCTCTGCTAAATGCTTAAGATATAACGAAGTCCAAGTCATAGTTCATCCTATTTCTTGTACATATTATCAAAATATTGCCTTGCTAAATCTTCAAAAGACGCTTGTGAGAATCCTGGTCGTGCAAGAATAGCTGGATTTTCTGTCATAAGTTGCTTAATAAATTCATTTCCATTTAAAGATTGACTTTGATTAGGATCAAGGAATTTATTATTATCAGCACCAACATACTGAGCTTTAATTAAATCAGCAACAGTTGTTGGAGCAGTACCAGAAGAATCAAGACCCATCCCACCAGCAGATTGAATAAGTTTATCGTAAGGAGTCATTTGAGTTTGAGAGTATTTATCTTTAGCTGTTGCAGCATTATCTTGAGCAAGTTTGAATGTACGATCACTATTAGATTGTGCTTGTGCAGCTTTATAAGCATCAGCTTCACTAGTGCCTTGTTTACTTGCCATTTGACCATACATATCCATAAGCTTCATCTTATATCCAGATTCAGTACCGCTTTGTTCCCCCTGAATACCAAGACGTTTTGCTTCATTACTATTAATGAAGTCATTAAGACCATTCATTAATCCAGTCTGTTGAGCAGCACCCTCAAAACCAGCACGTTGTCCCATAGTATTATTGTAATTAAGAGCAGAAGCTTCACGTTGAGCATTAGCATCAGTGTTAGATAAGTTAGATGCAGCCATTAACTTATTCCATCTATCACCAGACTCATTCATACGACCAATCCCTGTAGGAGCAGCCGCTTGAATTCCAAGATTCTTCATTAATTCTGCTGTTTTATTTCTAGAAGCGTCTTGATATCCTGTTACTTCTTTTTGAGTATCAGTATAATTTTGATCTAATGCACGTCCTGTAGTATCGTAATTACCTCTAATTCCTGTAGCATCACCTTTAATAGATGCCTGTAACGCAGCGTACATATCCCCCATTGATTTATTATTAGCACCATAACGTGTCTGTGCATCTTTATTAAGTCTATCAAGCATAGCATACTGTGGGCCATACTGATCCGAAGCCATTTTATGTGGATCAAATTGAGCAATCATTTGCTGGTATTGATCGTATGCAGAAGGACCGCTAGGTGCTACAGAAGTATCAGAAGGTTTATTAGCATCTTGTAATAATTTAAGTTGCCACGGAGGAATAGGCTGATTAGTAGGAGGAATTACTTGTCCTTCTGTTCCTTGTGCAGAAGAACCTCCTACATAACTTCTCTGTGAAGGATCTAACCAAGGTGCTCCACCAGTAAAAGGAGTCTGTCCTTGAGTAGCTAACATATCCTTAAAAGTTTGAAGACCATAAGGATTCTGTGGTTGAGCAGAAGTACCATGTAAAAGCTGTTGAAAAGTTGCACTTCCACCTAGACCAGTAGGTTTATTATATGATCCATAATCTACAGATTGTCGCATGATAATCCCTACACGGCGTATTGAGCGGCACGGCGGTTAATAGCATCTTGCCTAGCTTTCTGTCCTGACAATGCTGATTCACTAGTAGCAGCAGTCTGACCTGAAAGTTGTTCTGATAACCACTGATTACGAGCATTATCAAGAGCAGTTTGACGACCATTATATTCAGTTTGCTGATCTGCATAAGCAGTACCATATGTACCTGAATTTAACATTCCACGAGAAGCATAGTCATCTGTCATACCAGTATTAGCTTCAGTCAAAGCTTTAGCAAGATTATCCTTATTCATATTATATTCAGTACCATACTGTGCTTGACGCTGATTATAGTCAGTATTGTACTGATCCATACCTGCTTTAAGTCCAGCCTCTTGACCCATATATGCAGTATCTCCACGTAAGAATTGTTCAATACTAGGAGGTGCTGGCGGTGCAGGAGGTCTAGGAGCAGGTGCAGCAACAGCAGCAGGTTTAGTAACAGCAGGTTTAGAAACAGCAGTAGTTCTTCCATTTCCAGAATATTGTTGTCGTGGAGCACTAACTCTACGAGCAATAGCACCTGATCTAGCAGGTGTATTAACTCTTTTAGCAGGTGCTCTTACAGCAGGTTTAGGTGTAGCTTTTCCAGGCCAAGTAGCTCTTTTACCTACACCAAAATAATTAGCCATAGCTTGTTTTTGTGCTTGAGTTCCACCTGTACTACCTGTGGTACCTCCACCACCATCATTAATTATCATTTTAAACACCTGCTCCTTGCATTGGTATTTCTGGGGATAAATTGTCACTGGACATATATCGTCCACTTTGTCGTGCTTTAAGTCTACGAAGCATAGCGTTTCGTTTTGCTTTAGCACGTCTGTCACGTTCTGCATATCCAGACTTATCAACAGGACCAGAGGTAGGGTTAGGGCGCCCACCACCATATACTTTATTTCCCGCAGCATAATTGCTAAAACCACCCTGATTGTCACCAGCCAAATAAGAAGCAAAATCACCGTTAGCCATGATAACCTCTAGTTGATCTTCTTGTTAGAAAGTTCTTTATTAGCTACAAATGCTGTGATACTAAAAAGTCTAAGTGGTCCTGTATTTGTAGTACCATCTACTGTACTACTGAGATCAAAAGCAAGTTGACGAAATCTAAGAGCTTTTAAAAACTTTACAAACATACGAATACCTGAAGTATTTCTAATATCAGCACTATCACTAACATCTAATATATTATCAATAGGAGCGGACCACATATGAGTAGAAATACTATTCCAAGTAAGTGTAGGAAGTTGTCCCCATGTAACAGGAGTTCCGTAACTGACTGGAATTACTCTAGCAGTAATAGGGCTATTTGTAAGTAAATCCACTCCCCACCAAAATAATCTCTTATATGAATAAGGTACATTAAAATTGTACGTTTTAGACCTTACAGATACATTCATACTTTCACTTTCAGTAGAAGTATATGTATCTCTAAATGTTTGAAAGCCTTTAGCAGTAACAACAATAAGTAAAGCAGAGCTAGAGTAAAATTTAGCAATACCAGTTACTGGATCAGCTGTAGGATACTTAAAGAATTTATGAGGAAACATATCTAAATCAGAAGTAAATGTCCATTTACTCCAAACTTTAGTTTTTAATCCATAAATATAATAAGTATCAAAATATCTACAAATAAGTCTATTACCTACAATTGAAAGTGAATAGTCATTTCTAGTTAAACCTGACCTAGTATTGACATACTGAAATGGAACTTTAATATTAACTTGTTCCCAATTCCAGTTAGTTACAGCGTATATATATCCTGAGTACATGACATACATAACACCTTCATAAACTACTACACAATCTCTATCAACTATTCCAATAGTTGATAGAGTTTGAACAGCACCCTTTGTAGGTTGACTATCGTATGCAAACATGTACGTACTATTTTGTTTAAAGACAATAATAGCACCATTAAAACTAATAATTTCAATAATGTTTTGTCCATCACCATTATTAATGTCAATAAAATCTGCTACATTCCAAGTACCTCCAGGACCAGTACCTGCGCCTCCTAATGGAGTACAGAAGAATAATCTTGATGGACTAGTGTGTCCAGTACCGGAACCAATCCACATACGTTCTTTATACATTACAGCAGTCACACCATGAGGCATAGTAGAAACTGCTACAAATAACGCTGTAGGATTCCAACTACCCCCAGGATTAGCACTAGCAAAAGGACTTACAAGATAAGCTGTGTTATTGTACTGTACCATTGAAGTTGCTGGAAATGTAGAAGTGATAGTAGTCCATACTAATGTACTTGTATTATATTGATAAGTAGTAGTGCTAGATGATGCAAGAATATATACTACTCCATCAGTCCAAGTAAAATATCCAATAATACGTAATCCATTAGTACCTGGTCCTGAAAGTGGCATTAAAGGTGGTCTACTAACTAATGTTCCATCTAAATCAATATCAAAGTTATTAATATCCGCACATTCAGTGTCACCGATTGTAGACGGGTCTGAGTAAAGATTGAGTCCACCAGTAAAGGGGCCAATCCTAACAGGTTGTGCGCTACTTGCCATAACTACATATCCCACTCAATTAAATAATTAATGGCTGCTTGAAGAAATTCTTTGTCTTCTTTAAAACATCCAATACCTTTGTTACAATTATCACAAAGTAACCCACGATTAAATTTAAATTCATGATTTTCATCTACTGCTAGTCTCTTATTAAATTCACTTTGATGTTTATGACAAATAGCACAACATCCATCTTGTTCTTTAAGTTTAATATCATAATCTTCTGGAGAAATTCCGTATCTATTCTTTAATAATGCTCGTCTAGCGTTTTCAGGACTGAGTTTATATCCTCTAAGTTTTTCGTATTTTCTTGTTGATTTAATAGCACAAACTTTACATTTATTTTGTAGTCCATCTTTAGATGCGCTTCTTTTATGAAAGAATGTATCTGGTAATTCTTCTTTACAGTCAATACATGTTTTTATCATAGGTCGTCTTCGAGGATGGTAATACGAGGATAATATGATGCATTAATATTCGTAGCTGCATCAGCCATGATATCTAAACCTTGAGAAAACTGACTAAGCTTATACTGTGAATTTTGAGTATCCTCATCCATTTCATATGCTTGACCTAAGCAATATTCTATAATACGGTTAAAGTACTCATCAGGAACAGAAAGTAAGTCTGCTTGTGCTGCTACAATATCAGGAGCTTTTACATAATAAATCTTGATACCACCTACTACAGTAGTATCAGGAGTAGGATAGAGATAAAATGTTCCACCCCATTCATACCATGATACAGGAGTACCAGTAGCAAGTTTATCAGGATCAGTGTTTATGATATAATCTTCTGCTTCTTGAAATGAGTAATAATTAATCTTTTTACCACTAATATGAATAGACTGTACTTCTTGAATATTTTGAGAAGGAAAAAGATATTCAGATATACCAGAAGTAAGATCAGTAGTTGCTACTGCTTTAAGAAGTTTATTCTTTGTAAGAATTTCCTGTTGAGCAGCATTAATCCAACGATAAATATCATCATCAGTAACCTGTACTGCTGATTCATCACCAAAAGCCCGTTTAACAAATATAGCTACATCAGATACTTTTTTAGTAATAGGTGATAATGTCATTTATATACCACCCCATTCGGACCTCTATAAGTATTTAAAGGAGATTTAATAATTGTACTAACAAGCTCTTTACGTATTTCTTCCGCATCCATCTGTTCTTTATATTTAAGAATTTTACGTGCAGCTTCTTCTGCTTCAAGTCTTTCTAGGACACTAACATTCCTATTATCATGTAAGAACAAACGAGCTATAAGTGACTCATTAACTTCACTTTCTTTAAGAGTCATAGCGATATATTCTGGTTTTCCTACAGGGGAGTGAATAAGCACAAAAGGAAACTTATCAAAAGCAGTCCGCTCTTTTGGAGGAATCCAAGCTAGTCTCAAATCAGGATCGTAGTCTTGAATAATTTCTTGAATACGATTCATTTTTTGAGAAATCATCTCACCAGAAACAGTATCATAGATCATTGCTGCTTCCATAGATTGAAAATCAAGTCTGCCCATCATCTCTCCTATAAAGTAATGCCATGAGCAAGTAAAGAAGCTCTAATAGCATCAACAGACGTTTTTAGACCGTTGATAGTAGCAATTGCAGCATCACGGTTCGCTGCCGTATCATACGCGCCAGCAGCGGCACCTACACCACCAGCAGGAGCAACGGCAGGAGTAGTAATAGCAGCACTAGGAGTAGTTTTAGATACATATGCAGTATCTAATCCAGTAGGATATTTAGCAAGGAAAGCTGCTGTTAAATCTTGAACAGAACCAAATGTAGAACCTAGAGTTGCTTGAAGAAATGCTCTCCAACCATCATTATTAGTAGCCATTAGATTCGTCCTGTACCTCTGTAATTAAAGAAGATGAGAGCAAGTCCAACTAAAGCAGCTACTACTGCAACACCTACTGAAACTGCTACAGGAGCCCAAATTAATTGAATACAAGCAAGTACAACAAGAATAACTCCAAGTACACCTAAAAGACTCATGCTATTCTCCTTACGTAAAGTAGTGGGTCATGCTTCTCCATACTAAACATGACCCACTACGTTAAGATTAGGCTTCCGTAATCATATCAATGTAACCCTGAGAGTTACGACGATGACAACCCAACTCAGAATACTGATGCAGATATGCTTCCCAAGCATCATAAGTACCAGTAGTGTCAATCTTACGCTGCCACATTGAACCGTCTCGGTCTAACCAAGACCAATCCTTCTGACGATAAAGAGTAAACGCTTTCTCGTTGAGGAAGAACTGCTTATTCTTTGGAGCATCAATGTCAATAACTACTGGAATTTCACCAGAGTCAGTAACAAAGGAGAGTCCAGTGAAGCCACCAGCAAACTCTTTAGTGTTAGTAAATGCTCGCTGAGCAACCAAAAGATTGAAGTAAGCACGACGAACACCAAGGTTCTGGAAGATAACAGTAGTCTTACCACCCTGAGCACGAATACTGTCAGCCATATTAATCATAAGACCTTCAGAAAGCGCACGATTAGCACCAGCAGTATCTACAGATGATTTCCAAACTGGTTCTACAGCAGGATCAATATTATAAAGAACACCTGTGTTGCTAACGATCTTCTTAAGGCCAGTCCATTCACGATTGACGTTACCAGTACGGACGACAATATCAGTAGCAGTCTTAGCACTAGCAGCACCATCAAAGGTAACAACACCAGTGATAGTATTAATGGCTGTAATCTGACGATTAGACATTACAACTACAGCACCAGCAGCATTAAAAACATCAATCATTTCACCAAGCTGAAGATACATAGGATCTGCAACAGTAAAAACATTTGATGCTACACCATCAGTAACAGAAATAGTAGCCACAGTACCGAGACCATCACCATAAACACCACGGTTAAGGTCTTTAGTAAGGTCAGTCTTAATACCTTCAACTTCTCCATCGAGTGCAGAAGTAAAAGCCTGGTAGTTATCATTAGCAAGATCAATAGTCTGACCTGTGATGGAAATAGCACCATAGAGATACTTTAATCCAACACGCGCAGCAGCATAACCCTGCTGACCTGCTCTTGGAAGTGCTTCGTTTTCATTACGAGCACCAATACCGGAGTTACGTCTCGTCTTAATTCCAAACGTAACGTATCGTCCATTAACCTCATGTGTAATGCCTTCTGAGGATTTTTCGATACGTTTTAACGTAACAGCTTCATCATTAAGTTGGTCTTGAATCTGCGGCTCATATACTTCTTTAAGAATTGAGGCAACGGTCGCAAGGGTAGCTGGCATTATCTTACCTTTCTTGGGTACTTAGGAAGTCTTGAATAAGAGCTCTTGTGCTTTTCCTATCCATTTTACCCACATCAACAGCAGTAGAAGGAACTCCACCACCAGGGGCAACTACATTAGGAAGATTAGAACCAGGAACAGGATTACGTGCTCTAGTAACTAAGTTTTGATAGCGTTGAACTGCCACTTCTAAATCAACTCCAGCATTAGCAAGACCAAAAACATATTCTTCATCAAAAGAACCATACTTAGTTTCTAAAGTTTTAATCTCTTGATCTAATGCAGCATCAGCTTGTGTTGCTTCTTGATCTGCTACTTGATTAGCTAGAAATCCAGCAATAATTTCTTGCTGTTGAGCAAGAGTTTGAAAGCGAGGATCATTTTCAAGATCAAACTGCGGTTGCTGTTCACCTAAATCTATAGATTCCTGTTGTCCCTGGCTATCCTGTTGCTGAGCAAAACGCGGATCATCCTTATAGAATGACTGCATTTCTTTATAGAACTGGTCAGGATTATCATTAATCATCGCCATAACAGCCATTGCTTGCTGAATAGACTGAGGATCAACACCCTGATCTACAAATTCTTTATAAGGCTCATATACAGAATTATCCTGCTGTAACTTTTGGAATCTACCTTGGACACCTTGGTCCCATTTTTGAAGATGTGGAGTAATAACATGATGAAGACTATCTGGAACACTATCTAATAACTCTTTCCATGCAGGATTTCCACCAGTATCAGTGTCTACACCAGTATCTCCAGAAGGTTCTCCAGTATTAGATAAACCTTCAATTTCATCAGCCATTATTACTCCTAATTAGTATGCCGTACCCTTGCGAGGCCCTAGCGATATTCTTAGTATACACGTAAACTATCAGTATGCAAGTGATTAATTCTTTTTATGTGCTGCAAGATATGCTTTGAATCCTGCGTTCATAGCACCGCCACCTTTTGATTTTCCTACAGGAGATTTACTTACATCATCCGCAGGATTATCTTTCATTCCTACTTTATCATCAGCAGGATTGGTGTCAGTAACAACTTTACCACGTTTCTTTTCAAGTCTACGTTGGATAGCGTCTTGTCTAACAGAAGACATAACCTTACCTTTTTTAGTTTGATGTGGATGCCCAGGAGTATTAGCCATAATACTTGCTTTAGATTCTCCAGTATATACTGGTCGATGTTTACCTTTAGCTGCATCAGCTAATTTTTTAGCAGCAATAGGATCTTTACCAAAGGCAGCCTGTTGTGCTCTATAATTAGCAAATGGAGTACCCATTAGATACCTGCCACATCAGCACTTTTAACACGGATAGCATAGACCATATCATTAATCGTCATCTGATTAAGACGAGTCTCTGTGTAGTATGCAGCATCTAAAACTGCAAGCCTAGCTCGCATAACTGCAACATCTGTAAGATTAGCTGTCTCTGCTAATACAGTTGCAGCAGCACCACGTCCATTACGCTTATCATTAAAACCAAATACATTTCCACGAACATCGAAATCAGCCATAATTAACCTACCTGTGGGAGTTGTTGTGCATTTGGATCAGGAGTTTGAGAAGGTGCATTAGGAGGCGGTGCACCATTATCAGTTCCAGGAGGACCAAACTGATTAGAACCATCAGGGCCAGAACTACCACTAGAAGGAAGTCCAGCATTAGGATCAGTAGGACCGCCCATAGCAGCTTGAGCATTAGTAGCACTCTGCATTAATGTTTGAGCATGTGCTTCTACGTGAAATTCAAATTGAGCTTTAATTTCTTCTGGTAACTGTTCAAATTGCTGTGACTTACGGAATCTATTATGGACTTCAATATGTGTAGCGTGATTATCCCAAGTATTAACAGGAATAAGATTAGCCGGTGGTGGCATAAGCCCAGGCGGTATTGGTGCTGCATTTGGATTGGCTTGTGCTTGATCCTGTTGTACTGGAATCATATTAGGATCTTTAGAAGGAAGTTGCGTAGGTGGAGTTTGCTGAATAGGAAAACCTAAATCATCCATTTTAGGTGGTTGCTGACTTTGTAAACTAGCAGCCATACTAGCAAACTGTTTTCCACTTTCTACTTCTTTAAGATGATCTTCAATCTGCATAAGATCAAGTCTACGCATACGAAGATTTTCACGTTGAGCCTGTCGTTTATCAATAGCAAGTTCTTCATAGACACGTTGAACTCCACCAATCTCCATCATTTCCAAACCTTTTTCGGGTGGAATGAAGTTCATTTTCATCATATCTAAAAGTAATGCTTGTCTAGCTGCCTTTGAAGTAGGTAATGCGGAACCTGCTTCAATTCTAATATCCGTTCCACTCTTAATATCGCTACCTTTAAGAGAGATAGCATCAAACGATCCATCTACACCAGTAACTTTAACAATTCGTGGAATATCCCAGAATTGAACAACGTGGGAAATTGTATGTCTAGCAATCTTTTCCCAACCTTCTTCAATACTAGAATAAGTTGTAGCCATAACACTATCATCTCGTTCCTGTAGGAACGAAATAGCTGTAGCAGCCGTAACTCCTGCGGGTGCTTGACCTTTAGAAACTTGATGCTGAGAACTAATATCTTCCATATCAGAGATAGAACGATCAAGTTCTTGAAGCACATAGTTAGGTAATGGTTGTAAAGGTAATGGCTGTGGTGGTGCTAAACCTGGCCGATATTCAATAAGAATTCCTGGTTCTGATGTAATCTTAGCAGCATTAACAGAACCTTTAGGAGCCATTAATTGAGGTTTAGCCATACGATTCTTAGCTTCAATAATCTGGCTACGAGTACGGTTATACTCTCGTTGAACAGGGATAATGTCTGTAATAGTTGACTCAGTATAGAACTTTCCTGTAGGAATATGCTCAAATTTTGTGAAAGGATATTCTCCATGAGAGTACATAAGTCCAGGATGGATAGCTACAATAGTATCATCTACTAATGTAATATATCCACCTTCAGGAAAATCTTTATGTGCCCCAGGCTTCATCCACATTTCTAATACTAAACAAGAATCAGGCTTAGCTTGTGAAGAACCCGACAGGTCGAGGAAAGCCTCATCCATAAGTTCACTAGCAGAAACTACGGTAGGCTTCATATCTTGACCATATGCCTGTTTAACCCAAAGAATTGATTTAGTGTAAGCATTAATAATATATATTTGTTCTTCTATTTCTTCTTGTTCTAAGTCAGGTACGAACAAATGAAAAGGAGTAACAGGAGCAAAACAGATAGTTCCCATTTCACCAGTTGATTTATCTACTTCGTTTGGGTTCCACCAATCTTTAATGAAACCCACACCACAAACGGACTGCCAAAAGGCAGCCCGAGTATAAATTCTAGCTATATGGTTTTCAGTATACATTGACTCCCAGACTTGTTCCGCAGCACTAGCAGCAAACAAATCTTCATCTTCTGAACTTGCAGGAGCCACACTAGCATTAGGCTTATTACTAGTCATACGAGATAATTCAGTACGTACAATAGAACGCACACGATTAACAGTTAAACGAATACGGTACGGGGGAGCTTTAGGAAGTGATAACTTCCCACCTAAAATAGATTGTCCAGGGCCTTTAAGATATGCAACCCACTGGTATCCACGATAGAATGCCATGTTAAGATACCATTGACGTTCTTGCTTAATTCTAGCAGACTTACATTTCTGATACTCACTCTTTACCCACGCTGCTAGTTTCTTAGCATCTTCAGAGTCATTAAGTTTATTGATAAGATCAGGAGAGAGCTCCCCTACTTGGGGGGCTGAATTCATCTGTGTTGAATCCAGAGAATTCATCTGGCCCATTTGCATCGTCATAGTCTACTCCTGTTAATTTCTCATATCTTTCTGCTTCTGCCTCATCAGTCATAGAGATATAAGGATCATCCAAGGTTAAAGAGGACATCTCCATCGCTGCTACTTGCTGGTATGCTAGTGGGTCTTTCGTCGAAAGTAAAGTCAAACTCTTGTTCAATAGTTCTGCTAACATCTTCGTCTGCTGTTGGTTCTGTTTGTGTTGATTTGTTAACAGATACCACATCGCTAATACTGCTATTAATAGTAATATCAGCATGAAGCCTACTGATAAGATCAACCCAAGAAAAGTATTGTTCATTTGTAATCACCTTCAGATCATTTTTCTGAATATAATCTTCAATCTGCCGAGCCGAGTTCGCCTCAGCGGCCTCTAGCAATTTACCATCTACCATACCAATTATACTGGCTACTTCTGTGAGGCAGAAAACACAGAAATAAACTACACCATAATAATCAATACTCCAAGTGGTATCCACTACAGGGCGATCAACAGCACCACATACGACACACTTTCCAGGAATTGCTTGAGGCCGATCTAGCAATTTGAAACGTGAGTTAAGGGTCTGGATACTAGACGAACTCGACTCGGACATATTATTCTACCTTACTTTGCAGTAGATGTACTAGCAGTAACAGTAGGCTTAGCAACAGTAGCCTTAACTGGACGCTTAACAGAAGTTTTCTTAGCTACAGCAGTTTTCTTAGCTACAGTAGGTTTACTAGTAGTGACCTTAGTTTCTTTCTTAGAATCAACTGCTTTATCAAGCATAGCTTGACGTTCCTCAACAGTAGTAAGACCAGCATCGTCAGGAACATCAGGAGCATCAAAAGCAACTTCGAGTTTCACATCAGAATCTTCAACAAGTGCAGTAATAGCCGCTTCTTTAGCTGCGCCAGCCTTGTCAAACTGTGATGGAAGGTTATTAACTGATTCACTAGCTAATAACTGAGCAGCCGTAACATACTGAGTACCGGCATATCCCCCCATATTCTCATAGTCAGGATCACGTCCTTCTACAAGAGCACGCTGATCTTCTGCGTGCCTTGCTTCTACCTGATCTAAATAAGGACCACCATCACGTCCTGTAAGTCCATCATTTGCATTATAGAGCTTTGGCATTATACTATCCTTTCAAAGCATAGAGCTAACCGATGTACTTAGTATAGCTTTTCCTACAGGGCGAAGCAAGAGATTAACTAGTAATTATTATGTATTCTCTAAATATTTAATAGCATTTCTAAGATATTCAACATTGTCTTCAAACATTCCAATACATCGGTTACATCTAGTACAAAGTAGTCCTCTAACAACCCCTGTATTATGGTTATGGTCTATAGATAGAACTTTATTTCTACCTACTGAACTAAGATCATCTTCATCTATTCCACAAATAGCACAACAAAAATCTTGATTCATCCTTAAAATTTCATATTCTTTACGAGTAATTTTATAATCTTCCCATCGTTCTGTATTACGTTCGATTTCTCTAGCTTTTTCTGGATTTTTAAACCTATATTCTCTATGATATTCTCTCGTACAATCTTTACAATAACTAACTCGACCTCTATTAGACTTCTTAGATTTATGAAATAAATTACTATCTTTATATTCTTTACAACGATAACATTTTAGGTCTCTATCAATATCTAATTCTATATACATAGTTTCTCCTAGCTTTCATATCCCTGCATATCAGAACCTTCTGTAATTGTCCATTTAGTATTAGGAGTAGAAGTTGGATAAACATCTTGTGCAAATCCAGGAGTTTTTCCATTGGCTAATACATAATCCCAGTTACCTGCTGCGGGTGCTCCATGTGTAACGGTACCTAATATAGAGTCATCACGTTGCTTAGAAACAATATCTAACTGTTCAGGCCGAAGATCAGGCATTAAAGTGAAAAAGTATCGTAAGGAGTCAGCGGCGTGGTCGTTCTTTTTATGAATTGATTCATGTGGGTTATTCTCAAATTGTGCTTTGCGAGAGGACCAAGTTTTCCATCTAAGTCGCAATAGTTCACTAATAGTATTTGTACAGTTTTCTGTAACTGCCCAGAAAGGTTCTCCCTTATGATCCAATCGCATATAGGTTGCAACTTTATTAACACCTGTTTCTACCTTGTTCTGTCCAGGCATAATATAGATGCCGTTCTCAGCGTACTCTTCAAAGATGCTAGTTCCAGTTACACCTTGATGCTGTGCTAAAGCTGGATCGCCCACAATGAAATCAGGCGTCCGTCCAATTTCTTTACATATTGCATGGAATTTTTCAGCGTGTTCCTTGACGACCATTCCAGACTGGTAGTGTTCCATAAACGTAACCGCGTAACCCTCGGGAGATACACCGTGAAAAAGCCAGGCAGTAGGGTTATTGTATCCGTGGTCAACAGAAGCATACAGTTCCCAATTTGCAGGAGGTAGCCAAATACCATTCTCTGTTTTCTTGACATGAATATCCTCACTAAAAGCTTTATAAACTAGTCCACCTAATTGTACAAATCTACCATGTTCACGTGCATTACGTTCATCTGGTTCAAGAGAATCAAGATAACGATGAGCAGCAGCCACACTCACGTAAGGATTCTCTAGCATATCTACTTCAATAACTTCAACATCTTTATTAGAAATCTTACTACCAGGAATAAAGATAGCATCGTAAACCCAAGTTAAACCCTCGACTGGAGTCATTGTTATCCAACTGCTACCATCAGTATCAACTAATCGAGCTTGACACTCATTATAGATATGTTGAGGAACTTCCTCGTCATAATGAGTCCAGTGCCTACTAGTTCCTGAGAACTTTTCTAAGTCCTGTTCATAGGACATAAATTCTACAGAAGAACCATTAGTAAGAGTTAAAGTTCTAAGTTCCTTATTATAGGAATCATCCCATGATCCATGCTTAAGGAAAGATTTTGGAATCCATCGTTTGAATTCTGGAATAATAACTTCTTCAATACCATGATTATAGTCTACAGCAACTACTCGACCTTTAGTTGGAGCTTCTGGAACTTCACGAAAAGGATGCTTACCAATCATCCAAAAAATATCTTCTACTACACCACCTGTAGTTTTACCTGATCGGTTACCCCCAATATATAATTTAGTGTGTGCTAGTGACTTATGAAAGGTACTTTGTTTCTTATGTGGTTTATAAGCATAGAGATTATGATTACGAACCTGTTGTTTTAGTCCACCGAGCATGGACCGTAACATATCCTCTTGTGTTATAGGTCCATTAACTTCTGCCTTTGGTCTAGCCATTTTAAGCTCCTACACCGCCACCGAATCCAGAAGCGGTGATAAATGCTTGTACTTCTGTATTAAGGTTATGGCTATGATCCATAGTTTCAATTACTGCCACATAACGTTCAAGAGAACTAATTTCTTTACCTGATTTTGGTCCACGTAAAGTTGTAACAATAAAAGGAAATCTTACTGAACCTGTATATTTATTAACCCAAGTATCTACAAAATCTTTACATTCTGGTCCGCCTACTTCTTTAAGTTCTGGAGCAAAGACTCCAAATAATCTAATCTTCATAGCTTCTTTTAAATCACCGAAACCTTGATCTAAAAGAACTGCTACAGTATCTCCGTCATGTATACTAGTAATAGAAGCTCGTCTATCCCACATTTTAAATCCTAAACCGTAGTTGTATCGGTAGCACCTAATGAAACAAGTGCAGCAATAACACTAGCAAGTGCTGTATTACTTCCTTTAGCACCAGAAATAGTAACTCCTGCTAATAAACTAAGACTAGTTCCACCATTATGAGTATGATTACCAGGAGCAGACTGCATAGGCCCAGAACCTAAAGTATGATGAACAGCAGTAGCCTTACCATCCGTATCAGCATACTTATGTATCTTCTCTACTTCTTTAGCAGAAGGAGCTGTAGTGTCAGTCATTACGAATCCTTAAGGCTTTTCATAGAAACCTTCAACACTAAGAACGTGTCCAGCAGCCCATGCAATACCTAGTCCTGTTTGATCTACTTCAACATCAGTAGAACATCTAATGAGACGAATCAGTGCAGTAGATGCCCAATAAGCCATTAAAGTTTTTCTATTCACTAAATTGTATCCAATACCATATCCTGCAATATGAGTTGGATTTTTAGTATTACTTGGAGTAGATAATAAGTACATACCACTACCGTAAGTTGTTGTTGAACCCATAGTTATAACAATACGATACTGAAAAGTATTTCCTACCATACGATAAAAACCGGTTATAGTACCATTACCAATAACAGGATTAGTATTAGCAGCAGTCCAAGTAGGAGCGTATGCTACCCAAGGACCATTACCATTAGCATCAATTTTATCCATGTTGTCATTAATCTGACTAACAAGAACAAGATCAGTAACTGGATCAGGTTTAACTAAACTAAGATTAGGTGTAAGTGTACTCATTACTCTCCCTCAAAACTAAAGATTGGTTCTAAAGACCCTACAGGAACTTCGTTCGCAATTACATCAGCATCTTCGATTCCTTCAGAAATATCAAAAGTACCTAATGCCTTAGGAGTCTTGCCGTCCATGATTGTAGCAACGTCCGCTGCAATTAAGTCGAGAGTAGGAACATCACGAACGTACCTAGTAATTACTTCTAGGATTAATCCAATTACGTTTTGCAAATCTACCATCTGCTGACGTGCAGGATCATAACGTCCAGTAAGTTCATAGACTAACTTAGCGGCATTAATATCACCATTCGTTGCACGATTCATAACTGAAGTATGTACGTCCTGTATATGCTCCCCCAGCATATCTTCACCAACTTTAGAAATAAAATCCTTAAAGTGGTCTTGTTTCATCCAAGCTCGATACTGGCTATAGCTAACTCCAGCGGCTCTAAGCTTACTATTCATATCTCCTTTGCGTGTAGGATCTGTTATGATTCCTACAGCAAACTCTTGTTCAGGACTAAGTTTAGCCTGTTGCCATTGGAACCCGCGGGCTCCCATCGTATCTTTAAACGCGCGTGTAGCAATGACTTTACTAATCGTACGTTCCTGCACGCCACTATATTGATGAATTTCCGCGACACTTGGGATGCGCTTAAAGATTAAAAACGCGGCGGACGCTCCTGCAATAGTACGACGAAAGATTAGGTCACTAACTCCAGAGATTTTATTAGAGACAGTGTAATTAGAAACTAACTCAAACGGCGCCATAAAGAACTCCTAACCACTTCATTTCCCTCAAGGCTACAGCAAGAGCACGCGGTAATGCAACAGTTAAATTCTCCATTTGAGCAGTCTCATAACTGTTAATAGTAGAGGGATGAACGCATATCATAGAACTAAATTTAATTAATGAGGTAGGTAGTCCTACAGCCGAGCATTTAGCAATCCTAAATTGCTTAAAGGAAATCTCATTTAAAACATTATGATCGTCTGAGTTAAGTTCTAATAGGGTTTCTGCCGTGTACCTACGTCGCCTCAGAACGTCGTTATGGTACTCATGGATCAATGTATTTAGTGGTACTTCAGTGAACATGGATAAATGAGTTGCGATATTAGGCAAAGGAGTAGGATAGCATAGATGCTCATTACGTAAAACAGCTAACCTGGAAGTGCGTGACTCTCTTGCTAACTCATCTTGGGTAAGATTAAACTCCAACCTAAGCCTACGAACATAAGGAACAACAGGATCACTAGTGGGGTCAAACTCTAACTGAGACATAACCTAAGAGTAGCATAGCTTGGAGTTAATGGGCAAGGGGTTGGTATACTGTCTTTTTGAAAAATTTATAGCAGGGGAAAAGGGCTTCGCATGGAAACGACTGGAAAAATCCATGACAACATGCTTCCCCGTCAAAGTCCTAGTCCTTGTGATTCGCTTTGACTGAGAGTAAAGTGTGAAGCACGAAGTCACATTCACCTAGTCAGGAGAAACGGCCATGAGTCACACCGCAACATCAGCCCAGCGACAGGCAAGTGAAGCAACACGTCTTGCCATGATTGCAATATTTGGTTGTGGCGATCCCGAGTGTTTCAAGTGCTACCCCTCCACTACTAGCGTGCATGATGTGACCGAGAATGATCTCAATCTTTGGGGGAACAATATATGTCCTCTCCACATCTGAGGAATATGGCCGATCCGAAAGGGTCGGCCATATTTCGGTTTCTGCCTGGAAACAGTGACCGGAACGACGTCTCGTGTGCTCACGGTCCGCTCATGGGCTCAAAATTGGCATGGTTTACTTGCTCAAAGGTATTGACTTCACCTTGACATGCGAGGATGATGGATCTTGTCGGAACGATCCGACCCAATGAAAGGCAGTGAACACAATGGCTGGAATTGTCCAGATCATGCATGACTTGGTCAAGGAATCCCGCGAGCAGGCGAACACGATCGTAGAGGAAGTTCAGAAGGGACGCAATAACGTTGGCAAGATGTGTCACGATTTCGTCAACGACACTGAGACTCCGCACGCTTGGATCAAGGAATTTCAGAAGTGGGACGACAACGCACAGAAGGTTCGGAACGATCATCGTAAGGCTGTAGAGGATCGTGTCAAGGCAGAATTGATCACCGAAGCCGCAATGTCGGATGAAGTCTTCAAGGTCAAGGAGACTGAATACGGAACACTCAAGGAGACGATCAAGGATGCTCTCAATCTTCTTCTGAAGAGGCCGGACTTCAAGCCAGAAGTTCTCGCCGATGTTCCTGCACTTCTGTCTCTCACTTCTGGCAAGGAGATGAGTGACAGTAAGGGACAGGGAGGCAAGAAACCGCGACTCGAATTGATCACGGTCAACGGAACACCGGCTTTCACGGAGAAGGTTGCGGCTGACAAGTCTGTGAAGCAGTCTTTCTCTTTCACTTCTGCGGCGCTGTATATCACGGCTGATCTGAAAGCCAAGAAAGCCAAGGGTGCTACTGTGACTGCGGCTGATCTTTCCGGCCCAGCATTCGAGGATGTCGGAACGGACAATCTCTCAGACAAGACTTCTATCGAGTATGTGTTCACTGTGACGGATGATGCCAAGGTCACTCACTCATACGAGATCGTCGTTATCCCTGCTGGGAACGGTCCGGTTCCTGAGAAGGTTGCATCAGTCAAGAAGTGACAATCTAATTACATAGGAAGTTCCCCCTCCAGATAATTAGTGGAGGGGGAATTTCTATGTCTAATTGAAATTTGAGCGGGTGCGCCTGGAAACAACGAGTAGAACGACGCGTAGTAATCATTGTTAATAGTTGTTGTTGATAATGATAGTTCCGGCTCAGGTTAATTAAAACCCTACAGGTGGTTTACTTTGTCGTGAGAATTAACCCGAAGATAAGGACCGGTTTTTGGTTTCATTCTTGATTTAGACCCTTGGCCGCGAAATGTCTCAATAGTCATAACAAAGTCAAGAAATTCATTATAAAAAGAATTAAAAACAAGGTACGTCAAAAGGGGGAATATTTAGGCTCTGCCATAAATATATCCCCCTCTCCTATTTGACAGTGATACATATACAACCAAGCACGAGTGATATAAACTACGTAACACTACTTGGCATGAATCAACACTGATACGACACTACCAAGCATAACGCCTTGACACAACCTGATACAGACTGGTACAATTATCACACGCCACATTTAGAGATCACACTATTAAGGATAATAT